TTAGCAGGCTATCATATCAGAATTATCTTTGTGTTTTTCGACAACTTTCTTAACACTAGATTCGTGCCAAAACACTTCTTTCTCACTAACCTTGATAGGTTGTGGAATTTCACCATTCTTAATCATGCGATAGAATTTAGTCCGGCCAATAGACATTAGCATCATAAACTCTTTAGCACGTACACGACGATCAATTTCCATTACCCCTCCTTACTTTCCGCTTTAACTTCTAATTGAGTGCCTTCAAACGTGCCGTCACCTCCACAATTAAGACAATGTGTATACATACCTAAACCATCCCCATCAGGACTAAAGTTTTCAGGAAATGACTCATCTAGAAATACCGTGCCGCCAATTGGTTTTGTGTGAATATGAGGAGCAAGACCATAATAGGGGAAAATGCATTCACCATTTCCATCATCACAAAATTCACATGTTTTAACTTTTACATCACTCATTCCAACACCTCGGCGCTTTTTTCAATGTACCCATTAGCCCATTCTTGTAAGATTTCTTCTTCAACAAATATTTGCTTTTCAAAGAAACCTAAAGCATTCCATTCTTCTTCTGAAATATAGTCACTTAGCAAAACATCGTCTTCATGATTACCAACTGCAAAGCCGATAGAGAGCTTTAACCGAACTTTGATAGAATTAAATTCACTCATCCCTCAGCTCCATATCCGTAAAATTGTTTTGCCTCATCAAAGCTTTTGGTTACAAGGGGAGCAGAACCTTTCTTGTAGCAAATTACAATTTCATCAAATTTAAAAACACGTTCAGCTGTCTTCAAATCAAAGCATTGATACATTGCTTGGGTGAACCAGCTTTCTACATAAAATAGATTTTTAATATGATCCCTGCGGGTACCGTGCCATTTCTGGACTTTGATAACATCATCGAAAATTTCTAAGAAAAAGTTGTTGCCTTCCTTTTCATGCATTTTTCTATAACGCTCAACAGCTCTCTCAGCTATCTCTTTAGAAGCTGCTGGGGTTTGTTTAAAAGGGCTGTAACCTTCAGGTCGCATTGCAACCGCCCATAATGTTGATTTACTCATAATCAGCTCCCGATTCGCTTAACCGTTTAACCATTTCCTTGTAATCGCGTATTAAGCGGCATTGTTCATATTGAAGATTTTCCTTAAGTGCTTTTTCCAAGATCTCATTCAAAACAGGGTCCTTTACTGGTGGCTGTTCTATAATTCGCTCTTTTGCAATCTTTAAAGCCATATCCAAAGGCAATTCTTGGGGAACAATTACCCAGTCCTCTGGCACCGCCTGAGCTTTGGCTTTTTCTTGCCATGCGTACCATGAGTGAGCCATGGTCATATCCTCAAAGTTGCCATCTTCATCTCGTTCAAACATCCACATAGGGCAGCCATTCTTTTTCATGGCTTCGATGAAGGCTTTTAGTTCTAAATCCACATCCATTGTCATTCTCCCTACACCACTTTCCATTCGCCATTACACCAAGCGTCTTCAAAGTCTTCTTTTGCAACTTTCTTCTTCAAAACAATTGTCTGGTCCTTAACATCTGAGAAGTTCATGTTGTTTGATGCCCAGTCGCGAATTTCGTAATTGTCAGAAGCAAATAAAGGCAATGTATCTTCAATTAAGCTAAGTGTGATATCGCCATTAAACTCATCCGCATAATGCTCTGCACGATTGCGGGCAATCACTTCAATTGGCACTCCATAATCAAGACCGTCAGGCATTGAAACAATCAAATACTTTTCAAACAAAGGATGATCAACTACTTCTATACAGTCATCTAGTTCATTCTGATTTTCGTTATATTCGTTTTCTTCTTCCCAAATCTCACAAGCTTTGTCTTCATTTTCAGCTTCAATAATTTGAGATTTATTTTCGTGATAGAGGGTGTATCCATCTTCATCACAAACACGCTCTAGCCAAGTTAATTTAAATTTTTTCATGCCTTCGCTCCCAGCCTCTCTTTCATTCAATGTCATGCTGCTGCTCCCAATTCTTTTAATGCCTCATCAATACATTTGTTGAATCGGCGAACATCGTTTTCAATTGCTTCAATGCCTAAGTCTTTAGCAAAGACACGGATAATTATTAGCTGTAGAGCTTCTGGTAGACGTGGGTCATAACTAATAAAGTCACACCATTCACGACGAGTACAAGACAATTGACTTGTAATCTGTGGAATGTATTCGTCCGGCACTTGCTTAGTCAGAAGCGTATTCAAATGCGTTGTAGTGTCAGGGCACTTAGCTTCGATCTGACCTTTATCACCAACAAGCCCGTCCGGTGACGCGCCGAACATTTCAATGAAAGGGTGGTCAATTAAACCAGTGCTAACTACAAAGTTACCCGTCTCATTTTCATAAGCTGCGATTGCATGAGGCTCGTTATCGATACCCCATTGCATAGCTTGGTTTGTGAATATTTCCTTCTGAACGCCAGTTAGGCGCTCAGCTAGAATTGTTAAACCCAATGCATTTAAAGCTTTGCCTTTACTTGGCTTTGCATTTAAATCTTTAACTCGGCTTGCTGTGACTTTCCCACAGCGTTCCGAATGCCAATCATCACTACGCTGGAGAATGTTCATACACTTGTCCTTGTGGTTGATCAGCATGTTGAGCTGCTTCTTTTAATGAAGCGCTATGCTTAGTCCAGAAGTATTTTTTGCAGTCGCCCTGAGGCAATTCAGCGTAGCCAGTTTGCAAGGCTTCTGTGCCTTCCATTGCCAAAGCGCGCATGTTATCTAAATGCTGCTGCTCATAGGCTTCATAACCTTGAGGGACATCTGAACTAACAGTCTGAACGGTAGGGATATGACAATCATCAATACGACGAGCTTCGTCTTCGTCATAAATACCTGAGAAGCCGAAGGCAACACGGGCACATTGAATTAAAGCCTTATGACGTAGCATCCGTTTTGGGTATTTTTTCCAAGGTTCTGAATTACCCTGACACTCGGATAAATACTCAGTCACAACAGTAGGGTGGTTGCGGTCTTTACGGAAAATCTTGCATGTGCATGACTCATCATCTTGTTCAAACTGGATACCATCACATACAGGATTGTCATTAATAATGCGTGCCCATCCATCAATACCAACAACAGGTGTGATGCCGCCACCTTTGGCAGGGAATGCATAAATTTCTTTTGTAAAAGGGTTTAGCTTGTACTGGTTTGCAACAATTAATAGAGAGAGAAATTCATCATTTGTTGCTTTCTTAAATACTGTATTAACAAGAGTATTTGCTAACTCAGCAGGATCAACATCTTGCATATTAAAAGCTGATGCAATCTTGCTAACTTGCGACAAAACAATATTACTCATCTTCTAATCCTCAAAATTTAATAGATACGTGTGGAACTAAGCCTTTATTGATTGCCTGCAAAATCTCTTTGCTTTTTGCTTCATCAATACCCAAAGCCAATAAACCCTTAAGTGCTTCATTACAGATTTTTTTACGGTGTGCTTGGTTAGCTTGGCGCGCTTCTTCTGCTTGGAGTTCTGCCTCTAGCTTTGCTGCTTGCTCAGCTTCAATACGTTTGCGTTCTGCTTCTGCTGCATGTTGTGCGCGTAACTCAGCAGCTTCTTTTTCAGCAACTAAACGAGCTTCACGTTCAGCGGCTTCACGTTTTTCACGCTCTGCTTTTGCAATAGCTTCTTGTTTTTCACGCTCTACACGTTCAGCTTCTTCTTTGGCTTTACGTTCAGCTTCAAGGCGGGCTTTTTCAGCAGCTTCATGTGCAATGCGTTCTTCATGTTCTCGTTGTAAACGCTCTTGCTCAGCTTTGCGTAAGCGTTCAAGTTCAGCAGATTCAGCTTCGAATTTTTCACGATCCACAAGGGCAGTGCGTAACTTGTCTAAAGTCTCAAGTTTTGCAAGTTTGGCCTCTTGTTCGTATTCCTCAAATGAAGTATCTACTTCAAAACCTTCAAGCTCTAAGATGCGACTTTTAATTTCAATAGACTCTTGATAAGGAGTACGCTCGTCATGAAGGCTTTTAATTGCACGAATATTTGCTTGATGTTTTTCAACACGATCTTTCTCAGCTTGTTCCCAAGCATCGCGTGGTGCCAAAACCTCATTGCGCAATAAATCAAGCTTCTTAACAATTGAGATTCGATCATCATCAATCACTTTGATTTGGGCTTTTTGTTCAGCTACTAATTCTTTGCCGCATTTCTCAATAAGTGTTTTTGACTTACTGATTTTTAACGCAAGCGATCCAATCGCATCACGGCCTTTTTTAGTGCTTACATCTGGCACATGAGAACAAACTTCTTGAGCAATGCGCTCATACAATTCATCTGTACCGCCACGTTTAGCGAAAGCCGCTACAATTACGTTGTGTTCTAATACTTGTAATTCATTAACTTGTGCGTTCATTAAGCTGCATCCTTCTTTAATTCAGTAATCTTTTCTCCTCTTGCCAGTTCTTCTAAATACTCATTCAACTTAAGAATCTGAGTAGAAGTAAGGGCAAAGGGCATACCTTCGATTGCATCCACATAATCAAAGTCATCAACATGTGGGCGGCTAGTTGAATCGACTGTCATCATTGTGTATTCGACATCTTTCCAATCTTGATAGTCCAAGCCTTCGCCATATTCGAAAGTGTCGTTTTTCTCAATACCTTTGACACTTGCCACGATGTAGATGTGTTCAGCGTTTTGAATTGATAAAGAAAATTGAACAACACCATCCAAAACATCAACATTCATCACTTCAAGGCTTATGAAGACTGCTGCATCTAATACAGGGGTAACGAACATATTCATGAGTTAGTACCTCGTATCTTTCTGAGCTGCTCTACGACTTGCTTGATCTCGTCTTCGGTGCGCCAAATGCCAATAAATGTATTTCCTTTATCACCATGTACTTCGAAGGAATAACGACGATAGCTATCTGTTTTCCCGTCATCTAAGATGTAAACATGACAATCTTCTTCTGGCTCAAAAGGCGCTGGAATCTCCAACTCAAGCTTGATGGTTTGCGGTTTGAGGCGGAAAAATAACTTCAAACTGTTGTAGTCATCAGTTTCTGCTGTCTCTTCTGCAAGAATCTCTTCAGCTGAAAAGGTTGCAGTGTCATCAGCCCAATTAGATTTTGAAAAATTGGTTCTGTATTGAACATTCTTCCCATCCGCCAAAGCTCTTAACGCATCAGCCCCGCTAATCAAGCCTTGGGCTTTTAACTTGCTTTGTGCAACAAGGTCTCGGAGCTGGGGAAGGGTGAGTTCTTTTTTTGCATCACCAATGCCCATTGCAAGACGACCATCTGAATAAACAGTTAGGTGCGTACAATATCTGTCAATTGGAATATATGATTTTCCATGACGAAACCACTCATAACCCAACTCAAAAAACAACTCCTGAGCCTCTTTGCTCTCAGCTTCATCTTTAACTTTGATTTTGTAGTTATTCATTAGTTGCTCCCCTCAACCTGAACGCGGACATAAAGGTTTTCTTTTGCTTTGAGTTCGTTGACGTGTTGCTCGTCGGCACATGAACGAAGAAGACCAACAAACAAGAAGAAAACAATCCAAAACAATAAGAAGCCTGATGTGCCATCAATGAAAGCTTGCTTGATTGAATATTTATTCTGAATCATTGCTAGTCTCCTCAACTGGATGAACGTAGCTATCACACATATTCAAAAGCATTAATTTGTGTTGATTCCAGAACTCAAGTGCTTCGCTATCCATTCTAGTGATACGTGCATCATCAAATGACTTCCAATCAGCAACTGAATGTTCCTGGCATCCAATACGCATCTTTCCTAAGCCACTTATAATCACATCCCAACACAAGCCGTAGACGAATAGTGGTGCAGCTTTGGCACCGCGAAGGTCGGCACCGTAAAGGTCGGCACCGCGAAGGTTGGCACCGCGAAGGTCGGC